TAGGTCTGGATGTCGTTGACCAACGAGTCATACGTCATTACGGCTGCGACTGTCATTTTCTTCTCCGTTATCCGACGTTGCGTTCAAAGTGCGGGCAATCGACCAGCGACTTGAAGTTGCCTCCCCAACGATTTTTGGGGTGTAAAGACTCCCAAAATGCACCCAAAGGCGCAAGAATTCCCTTGTCCCATATTATCTGCCCATCCTTGAAGAAGTTCAAGTCGATGGCACAGCGTTTGAGGTGGATGGAATTCATGGTCTTGGATCGGCCAGCCTTGACGTGCAAGGCTTGTTGTTCAGGTGTGCGGGCCAACTCTCCACCAGTGACCACAAAGCCCTGCTCAGTGGCGTACTGAATCAGCTTGCAGGCGTCCAAAAGGAACGCGGCTTGTTCTTGGCTGAGGCTCATTTATCACCCCCCTTGCGCATTTCCATGACCTTCTCGACCGTGCGGCCACCGAAGTAGGCCGTCATGACCAGCATGCCCCACTGGCCCAGCAGTTGGACATAGGATTCGGAAATCTTGTACCCCGCGCCGTCAAGCAACGCAAACAGCAAATAAGCCGTCAGGATGTAGACCAGCGTGCCGGGGCGCACGTTTTTGGACAGCCACGAGTCGGAGGCCATGTCGGACTTCCAACGGTCGGTGATGTTGTTTTCTTGGTTGGCTTGGGCCGCCAGCAAGGCTTTGAGTTCTTCCTGCTCCAAGCGGGCTTTCTCGATGCCAAGCTCGAGCAAGCGCTCTTCATGGTCGTATTGAAGCTGACGCAGCTTGCTGACCTCTTCAGGGCTTGGCGTGTCGGAGATCTTGACGCCAAGCGTCTGCTCGACAACCTGCTTGCCCTTGGCTTGGATCGCAGAAGACAAAAGACCCAAGCCGTTTTCAGCAAGGGTCCCAAGGAGTGTGGCAACGATTGGGATCATTTTTTCACCATTTTTTCGCGCTCTTCAAGGAGCCTGACTTTGACTTGCAACTCGTTGATGTGGCTCATCAACTGTTCTTTGAGAACCGCCCTACGTTCGGCTGAAATTGGAGAATCGGTTGGGATGCCTTCTTTAGTGATTAGGGCTGGCATGCTGCCCTCAATTTTTGTCAGTCGCTCAGAAAAGCTGTTGACTTGGCCAAGCAGCCAAGCCAGTGACATCACCACGATAGGGATGACGGCTTTGAGGACGTCGGACCAATTCATAGTCCGAACACTTTCTTGACCATTTCAGCCGCAACACCGGGGCCAAGCAGCACAGCCAAGATCACGATGTACAGCAAGTACTCAATCTTGGTCATGCGCTTGGAACCATCGTCAAAGCGGGCTTGAATGCCCTCATATCGTTGAGCGCAAATCGCCTCATGAACACTTAAACGCTTGTCGGTTTCAGTGGCAAGTTCGTGTATGGGTTCCATGAAGTAATTTCCGCTCAACTTGACGTTTACTCAGCAGCAGGTGCGTCGGCTGGCGCTGCGGGTGCAACTTGAGCTTGTGCTTCTTGCTGAATGCTGTTGATCAGTTGCGCCACATCCAAAAACTTTTGGTTGCCCAAATATTGCAGGATTGCGTTGACCAGCTCAGTTGAAAGTGCAATTTTTTGCATGAAATACTCTCCGTGTAATTTCCGCTGTTTGGGCCAGCGGTTTGCCCTCATTCAATTATGCCGCAGCCCAAGGCAAAGGCAATTGCACTTCTGTTGGGTTAAGCTGGGCGTCAATATTGGCAGTAATTGCGGCTTCAGTAGCGACCTGATCAACCCCTGTGTCCCAACACCAACCAACCACCTGCTGTTGTGTAAGTTGGTCGTAGGGTGTAAATGAGCCACCTGTTGCTGGAATAGGGAATGTTGATACACCGTAGTTTGATGCTGTATAAACAGTAGGCTGTACAGTCTCGGCACTGCCTGCTGGGGGTGGAACCACATCCGTGCCAGTACAGCGCCATCCAGCACTCAATACCACCTGTGAATAGCCGTCGATTACCTGTGTGGATGTTTCCATCCAATCAATTGTCCATGCGATTGTTGTCATGATTTTTCCTTAAAGAAATTAAAAAATTACCAGCCCCAAGTAATTGACGGGTACGATAGAAGTACGATAACAACCATAGTCAATGAAGTGGATGTCCTACCAGAAGCATTTGTGAGGGTGACAAACGCACTGCCGCCAGAAGTGCCAGTGCTTACAGTTAATGGAGAACCAGCGCCATAACCTTGATTGCTGGCAACATTGACGGTTACGCCAGAGCCACCCCAGCCAGTGATGCTAAATTGATAGTTAGACAAAGCGCCGATGTTATCGTCTCGTTGCTCGACATAGGCAATCATACTAATACCCGTGCCAAAAGAACCCGCTGGTATTGAGAATAAATCTACCGATGCTCCAATTGCTAAACCGCCTCTAGTCGATTGGTAAGACTTCATGCTTCCACGAGCCTCAAGGTCACCAGCAACTGCAAGTCTTGCGGAGTTATAGGCGACTGTATTGTTGATAACTACTTCGCCAGCAGGTGTAATACGCATCCGTTGTGTCGTACCATCACCCTCAACAAAAACTAAAGTTCCGGCAGTTGTTGAATTGCTCGCACCATACATAATTTGGCAAAGGCTAGTGGGGTCGGCACTTGTACCAGAAATTAAACTTAGTGTGGCAGTTCTTCCATTTACAATGTCATTTGCATTGATTGTTAATTTTGGATTTACGCCAACAATCTCAAGTCTACTGCTAGGGGTAGTAGTACCAATACCCATGTTACCGCTGGAGTCAATACGGGCTCGTTCCACAATACCAGTAGAGTTGTTGTTAGTTCCAAATGCTAAATATCCACTAAAGTTTCCATCTGTAGCATTTTCTTTGCGACCAGTAACGTTTCCAAATATTGCAACCGCCGCTGTTCCAGAGTAGTAGCCACCAAGACCAATACCACCACCAAGGTTGATAGCCGCAGAATTTGTAGTAATTGCTTGGATTTGTTGGTAGTTATCAATAGTCGCACTTGCGGCACGAGCATCAATTCTTGATAATGGCGATGTAACACCCACCCCCAAATTCCCACTAGCATCAAGCGTCATTGCTTGGGTGAGTGCGCCGTTAAATGGTCTGGTGTAAAAAGCAAGACGACCACCGCTATTAAAAGAATCCGTGCCGCTTCGTAGGCCGCTAATTGCCGCTTCAATAGCCAATGTGCCGTCACCTGTTCCTTCAGGTTCTTGAAAGTTTAAGGTTCCAATAACACGACCATCAGCATCAACCGCCGATGTTGCGCGAAGGGTTAAAACAGAAGTCGTGCTATCGGCTACCGTAAGACGACCCGTTGGCGAAGTGCCTCCAACAATCAAGTTACCGCTGGAGTCGATACGGGCTCGTTCTGTTGCGTTGGTTCCAAATTTAAGAGCAGAAGCGGAACTTGTACGAAGCTCAAATTCACCAGAGCCAACCAGACCGTCATAAGCAATGCTGGTACTTACCGCTACATTGTTGCTGTTGACCCGCAACACAGAAGCAAGCGAGGTATTGTTAGCAGAAACAATATCAACCTTAACGCCCGGTGTAGCAGTACCTATACCCAATCCAGTGGTTGTCCAAGCGCCCAAAGAAAGGAAGTTTGCAGATGCGTCAGCGTTACCAGTCGAATAACCAAACGCTATCGCTCCGCTATTGCCGCTGACAATAGATAAGTTAGCAGAGCCTGACTGACCGTAAATAGCCCCTTTCCCGCCAGTATTACCAAAGGCAATACCTGCGTTGTTGCCAGATGCTCCAACCTCAATAGCGCGGAACATTCGTGTCGTAACACTTGGGTTATTACCAATAATGATGTCGCCATTAGAGTTGGCTAAATCAGTTCCAGCATACGTCAAATTGCTACTGCTTGCTAAAAGACCGCCTGTGCTTGTGTAGACAACTCGACCTGCTCCCAAGCTACCAAATGTTGCATTACCTGCCACATCCACAGCACCACCAAAGTAAGAAGTGCCAGCGGCCACATACAGCGAGTATGGGTTGGTGATCGTGATGTTTGTGCCAGCGCTTGGTGCGCCTGCAATGTACAGGGTCGCCGCGTTGGTGTAGGTAACCGTGGTGTTGGTTGCAGCAATTGGCGTGATGGCCAAAGAGCTGATAGCACCAGTTGCGTTGGTTGCACCAATCGCCGAAGTGGTATCAGTCACCGTTCCAGTGCCAATGTACAGCTTGGCAGGAGTCGTGGGTGCAAAAACAGCAGCACCATTGAAGTTGCTGTTGCCAATTGTGACGGTCTGGACCAAGGTGCTCAGGCCAGTTGTTGAGAAGCCCGTGGCCGACAAAGTCGTACCGTTAAAGGTCAAGTTTGCAGAGTCGGTCTGGACGCCGCTTGCGCCGCTGAAAACCACTCGACCAGAGGTCAGGCTGGTGTTGGTGATCGAAGAGCTGGAAACGCCCGTCAGGGACGTCAGGGACGTCACCCATTGAGGCGCAGAGCCTGTGGAGGTCATGACGCGGTTTGCAGCCCCGATGGCCAAGAACGTGGTCGTATCAACGGCGGACTGGTAAGGAACCGACCCAGCAGCTCCGCCAGCAAGGTTGTTGGCCGTCTGTACGGTAATGCTTGTAGGAGCCACCCATTGTGGAACCGAACCAGTTGACGTCAAAATGAAGTTGACTGTGCCAATGCCAAGCTTGGCAAGCGTGTTAGTGGCCGAAGAGTAAAGGATGTCACCTTGGGTATAAGAAGACTGCGCAGTACCGCCAAAGGTCGCGCCAAGGGCATTGGTGAGGTTCAGCGTGGTCAGCGTGGTGGTGCTTGTGGCGCTGTTGAACGTCATGGCCGCGTTACCAGCCAACGCGCCTGCGTTGTTGTACTGGATTTGCGTGTTTGAGCCGCCAATCGTGCCAGCACCCTTGGTTGCAATTACCTGCACAACGCCTGCGTTGTCCTCGTAATACAGCTTGCCGTCGGTGATGTTGATTGCCAATTCACCTTGCGCAAGATTTGCCGCCAAAGGCACGGCAGATGCAGTCGTTGAAAAGTAAAGTTGAATTGGTGTGAAGTTCGTTGCAGCCATAATTTTTCCTTAGAAAGTCCCGCCAGAGATGCCTGTGGTGGCAGTAACAGTTGTAAAGTTTCCTGTTGTAGGCGTTGTAGCACCAACAGTACCGTTAATGTTAATTGATGCAGTACCCGTTAGATTTGTAACAGTACCAGAACTTGGTGTACCTAACGCGCCATTGAACGTCACAAAAGCACCAGCAGAGCCTACATTGACTGCCAAAGCAGTCGCCACACCTGAACCCAATCCAGTAATGGAACTAACCGCTGGGGTGACTGTTGTGTTGCCTGCCAGAGTCAATTGACCCTGTGCATTAACAGTAAACGTACCGACTTGGGTAGCAGAGCCATACGCCCCAGCAGAAACCGCAGTGTTGGTGATACTGAACTGCGTGCCAATCAGGGTCAAGCCAGTGCCTGCGGTGTATGCTCCTGCGCCAGAGAACTGTATCCATGTTACAGGGCTTGTACCAACAACCGTTACTGGATCAGTTTGAACCCAACCTGTATTAGCATAAAGAGTTCCGTAAACGATAAATGTGAAGTCACCACTCGCCATCTCAGCAGCGGTATCAAAGTCAGTTGCACGAGTTAAAACCGTGCCGCCTGTCGCCCATGTGTAGATACCGTTGTTGGCCTGCGTAGCTTCGTTCTTCACAAGAACACGGTCGCCATTCAAGAGCGTATAGCCATCTAAAACAGTCAAAGCCACCGACAAGGTCAAGGTCGCCCCAACACCAGCCGTGCCGTTGTTGTAGGTTACCGTGCCACCAGTAATTGAAGCAAGCGTGGCGGGGGTTGCTGCCGCGCAAGCCGCGTGAATGTGCAGGCCCTCGGCTACTGCATCCACATATTGCTTTGTTGCCAACTGCAAGGCAGATGTTGGGTCTTGAGTCACCGCAACAGACGTCAAGCCGCCAAGCGTCAGGCTTGAGCTTCCCAAGGAAATTGTCGTTGTGCCAACAGTCAGCGACGAGTTTGTCAGCGATCCATTGCTAATGTTGGTCAACGTGTTGGTCGAGCCAGAGATCGACTTGTTGGTCAATGTGTCGGTGCTGGTGCGTGCCACCAAAGTGTCAGTTCCCGTGGGAATAGTGACCGTGCCGCTGTTTGATATGGACGCAATGACAGGCAGCGTCAGAGTTTTGTTGGTCAGCGTTTGAGTGGCAGACAACGTAACTACATCCACGCCACCAATTTGAATTGCCCCAGCGTTGAAAGTTCCACCAGTTATTGTTTTGCCAGTAAACGTCAAAGCGGCTGGCAGCGACAAAACGACCGTACTGGTCCCCGTTGCGGTTATTTCGTTTGCAGTCCCAGACACAGACGCCACTGCGCCGATACCAGAAGGGGTGATTGTCACGTTGGCTGCGGCAGTCAGTTGGCCTTGAGCATTGACGGTGAACGTGCCGACCTGCGTACCAGAGCCGTAGGACCCAGCAGTCACCGTGGTGTTGGCAATTGAAATCGTGCCCGTGCCCGTGATAGGGCCGCCTGTGAGGCCCGTTCCAGTGTCAACTTGAGTCACGCCACCAGACAGAGAGAATTGACGCCATGCGCCACCTGAGAAGCCTTCATAAGCCCCGTCGGTGGAGTTGTAGCGCACCTTGCCAACCACTCCAGCGCCCCGTTGGCCAGTGGTTCCGACGGGTACGGTTATCGAACCCACGCCGGGGAACACCGCGTCATCAGCAATCGAGAAAACTGGATTGCCAACGCCGTTGGTGTTTGTAATCCCAATCTGGTTTGCCGTACCCACCAAGGTGGTCGAGGTCACAGCGCCAGCCGTTGACAGCACCATGAAGCCGTTGAAGCTGGCGTTTGCAAGGTTTAGCGCTTGACCTGTCAAGGACAGCGTTGGGTTGCCTGCAATGCCGTCGCCATCGGTCACGCTCAAACCTGAGTTGGCAATAGCGATAGAACGGCCTGTAATGGCCGTAGAAGACGTTTTTACCTGTATCCCAGTACCAGAGTTCACCAACGACAAAAGAGCGCCTGTGGAGCTGATATTGAACACGCCCTGAGCACCGCCATCGGTCAAAGCCAGACCATTGGTCGCACCAAAGTAGCGACTGTTGGGCAACTGAGGTGTCTGGGTGACCGTCAGGTAGGTGTAGGTTTGAGACGGGGATGCAGCAATTGCACCCGTGGTCGTCTGCACCGTCACGCCATTTTGGACAATTGGAACCGCCTCAGTGCCTGTGATAGCACCAGCGGCTGGCAGTTGGAGTATGGTTACTTGTGCGGACATTATGTGCTCGTATTGTCTGGTGGGTTCGGTGCAATCGTGTCTCTGTTTCCAGTTGATGTTGGCGTCTGGGTATTACCCTCAGTTGAAATTTGGAACACGTTGGTTTCACCACCCGTGACCAAATAGTTGTCGCCAGCATTGAGCGGAAGATCAGGACGCGGAAACCGAATCGTTATCCTTTCGGTTTTACGAGCAGGTAAACGATAGGGGTCGAGCTGATCTGCACAGCCTTCATTGCACACGCGGAGGCCGGGGAAGTTCGGGTCGTTGCGCATCACAGCATGCGGGCGCTTCATCTTGCAGCGATCGCATATTGCAATTGCAATGTCTGAGTAGCCTTCAGTGTCCAGAAATATAGCCATCGATCACCTCGTGTAAACGCTGATGTTCGGGGCAAAGTAGATCGGTGACTTGTCGCGCTCTTCCTCTTCGGCCATTGACAAGTACTTTGCGGCTTGGCCTTCAAGGTATTGGACGCGATTGAGGTCAACGCCGGGCAACTCCAAGCTCATCCTATGAGCCAGCATCATTACCACGGCCTCGTACCAACGCTGCGGAACCTCAAGCTCGCCGTACAGGTCGCCCACATCCATGATCTGGCGCGAGTACCAGATGGTCATTTGATAAAAGGCGTCTTGCGGCGTTGGCCAAAGCACGATCTCGCTCTGGGGAATCGTGCGATTGAACCAAAACTGGAACGGCTGATTGGCTGTGAAGTTCTTGTTGGGTAGGTTGGTGTAGTCATCGCGGTTTAGGCGCGACATGGTGATCTCTGTGCTGTTGTTGCCAAAATACAATTCTCGCAGGCTCAAAGTGGTCCCACTGTAGGCGCGGATGCGGTAGTACGGCACGGTCTGGCCGTTGGCAATGTCGGTCCAAACCCACTCGTTATCGACCACGGCGATGGACCCAAGATCAACCAAGGTTGCCCAAGTTACGTTGTCAAGCGAGTATTCGAGGATGAATGATTTAGTGCCGCTGGAGGCAGGCAGGAACCCAATTGAGCCAATAAAAATGGGGTTGGACGGGCCAAAGTTGATAGCAAAATTTCCATTTGCAGAGGTTTGAGTGCATACCGTGTCTACATCACCATCGTACAGATTGGCCACTGTGCCGCCTGCGGATGATGTGTAGCTGCCGTCAGGGCGGTTCATATAACGGTACAACGCATTAAGCACGTCGTTGCCGCCAAGGGGCAGCAGGTACGTTGCTTTATCTGCTGTAAAGCCGTAGACCTTTTTGCTGATGGCCCAATATTGAATGCCAATGTTTATCAGGTTGGACAACAGGAAAAACAGTGACTCGCGGGCACTCAGGACCTGCTCAGAGGTCAGCTCTTCGGCCAATTTCCCACAGCGACGTGCGCCATGGTCAATCAGCGTTTGCACCGTTATGACGGTTGTACCTACTGAACCTGAATATGCCATGTCGTTGTCCTTACCAGCCGGGGCAATTCCAACGCTGCATCGAAGCACGCGACCTACTGCCCTTTTCGCTCTTTTCTGCCACAGGCTCCATTCTCGCGCAAAAAGCATCCCTACGGGGTCCGCCTTGGGGCTGTGGAGCCTTTAAATTTGAGCCAGTCTCACGGTTGTACTTTGCACGCCCTTTGGCCGTCAATCCAGCGCCTTGCTTGGCTGGCAACTTCTCACCTCGACCAATGGCAAGGGACGGGCCGCCATCTTTAAATTTCTTGCCCTCAAACACCTCGTCAACAATTTTTACCCGCTGAGGCTTGGTTGTTACTTTTTTGACGATGTTTAGCCGTTCAGACTTTTTTTTGTTTGGCTCATAGAAACCAGCCGCCTTCAAAGACTTGGCTATTGATGCATTGTTTTTTGGCATAGTCAAAACCTGTATTTGGCTGTTTTTTGCGCAATCTTTTTTGGTTGGGCTACAAATTGTTTTCCTGCGGCTTTGCCTGCTCTTTTTGCTTTGGTCGTCGAAGCATACTCAGCAGGGCTGAGGCTTTTAATTGCAGCTTCTGGAAGATATCTTTCACCTGTTTTACTAGACGGTTTTCCACTTTTGGTTCTCCATTTTTGATCGCCCCAATCTTTCAATGATTTTTGCGAATCTTTAATCACGATAACCACCACCTGCGTCTTTGTAGCGCTTGGCCACAAGCTGCGCTTTTCTTGCGCTCCATTGGCCCGCACCTGTACCGTGCGTGGCTTCAGACTTAACTTGGCTCACAATACGCTTGCGCAGCTCAGGCTTGGTGTAATTACCAGCCTTGTTCACGCTGCCGCCATCAGCCATGCGTTTATCAGCGCGAACAAACTCTTTGCCAACTTTCTGAGGAATGCCAGTCTTCTTGGCAAAGTCAGGGTTGTGCGCTACCGCCGCCATCAACTTGTGTTGCGAAGAAGATTTAGTCGGCATAGGATTTAATCATGTCAAGTGTGATTGAATAAAAATCTCCTGCGGAGGCGTCCAATGTGGTAAATCTTATATCGCCAGTTTTACCAGCACCCGCGTTGTTTGGAAGTCCACCAAACAATGAAAAATCCATGCTGTAAAATGTGTTTGTTGGAATACCAGTACAAAACAAATCAGTTGTTGCATCCCACAAAATTTCTACTTGCAAACCATGCGTTGATGCGTAAATTTTTAGAATTGTGACGCCATCGCACGCCTTGCCAGAAGCACTTGACGAAAGAGTAGACACATCTACTTTTAATACCGCAGATTCATTGCCAGAGCCATCGCACAAAAAATCAAATTTTTGAATTGCTGTGCGCTCCCCGTCAAAAATAGTTTGCGTCGCTACTGTGTTAGCCATTTTGTTCCCTTAATAAAAAGCAGGGGCCGAAGCCCCTACTCGTTTTCAACAAGCGCGTCCGCCGCGCTTTTTACCTGCTGGGGATACTGTTACAGACTTTTCAGTCTGAGTAACAGAACCTTGTCCCTTAGC